TCTCCACCTCGCCGCCGCCGTCCTGCACCATCGTGGCCGAGGGCGGGAAATCGTAGACGCGCAGTCCGTAGTGCTGGATCACCGCATCGGCGAACCGATACTTGTGCGGCTGCCAAGGCTCGCGGTGGAAGACAACCGGCAGGTCATCGCGGTGCCGCCGCACCAAGTCCAGCACCACCATGCTATCCTTGCCAAACGAGCAGGCGATGCACGGATTGCCAAACTCAGCGAGCGACTGCTCGATGAGCCGGTGGGCGTAGGAGACTTTGTCTTCGTAGGTCATTAGAAAGAGGCGCCTGCGATAGCCATGCCAGCACCGGAGGCGATGCCGCCGCCGATCCCGCCAAACATCCCCATCATGCCCGCGTTCTGCGAGGCACCGGCTTGCATTGCTGCGGCCTGCATGGCGGCGTTATTGTTGAGCACAGCATTGCGGTTGGAGGCCAGCATGTTGGTATTGAAGCTGGCCACGTTGCCACTTTGCTGAAGCGAGTTGCGGAAGATGTCGCTTACCTGAACCTGCGAAGTGCGCAGCGTGTCGCCGCCGAGACCGAAGGCGGGTCCGAGCGCCTGACGATACGGATCAGTTTCCATATACATCCCGCTGAGACCAATCCGCCGCTGCCTGCGCGCAAGATCCATCTGGTTGACGTTGGCCGCAAACCCACGGCGAGCATCTTCGGTTCCAAGGAAATACTGCTCGGCGCCCATAGCGAACTGTCGGCGCTGGTCTTGGCGTTGGCGACCAGCGGCATCTCGGTTGAGAATCTCTGCGCCCGCCGCAGCGTTGCCTGTTGCCATGCCGCGAGCGGCAAAAGCCCCGCGGGCTGCTTGCGTTGCATTGCGCTGTTCCTCTGGAGAGAGCGATTGGCCAAGGGCCAGCTCCCTTTGCGCGTCATCTCGGAGTTGCTGTTGGATCGCCGTTGGACCGGCCAGTAGATCGCCAAGCCCGCGCCGTTGCAGCTCGCCCTCAATGGCGCTTGGGCGAGAAGCGGCAGAAAGCTCCGAGCCGATGACGCCTCTGGTCTTGGCCAAGTATTTATTGTTCAGCTTACCGGCGAGCTGGTCGGCGGTGCCGAACTGCATGCGGATATACTCAGGGTATAGCCGCTTGATTGCCGCTTCCTCGGCGGCAGATTGTGCTTGAGCCACGCGAATACTCGCATTGGCCATCTTGTCGTAATTGATTGGTGCTGGCGCCGGTGGCAACGGTTGCGGCGCTGGCATGCTTGGTGATCCTCCCATATTATTGTCCTCCTGTTTTGCTAATTAGTTTCTCCCAATAGTATACTCGCGGCTCCAAGCTCCCCCTGCGGCACCAAGCCACATGCTGCTGCGGATGCGGCGCCACGCGAAGGCACTCCCGCACAGGGTTTGTGCCATCAGCGCCAGCAGCCAGAGTGACGAACCAAGTGTTAGGCTCGCCGCTTTCAAAGTTTTGCTCCTCCGCGTTCCACCGGCAGGCTTTGGCCAGCATGAAGCACTCTGGGCTGTTCCACACATAGCCCGCCGACAGATGCTCGCCGACTGCTTCCCAGAAGTCTTGCGTCGAGTGCTCGTCCCACCATGCTTTTGCTTTTTGCCATGGCAGCATTAGTGCAGATCGGTCCATGCCGTGTTGGTGCGGACTTGGAGTTTGTTCGTTGATGAATTGTAAAGGACCAGGCCAGCGGTCGGGCTGGTGATTGCGTCCCGCTGGGCGGTCGTCATCCGCGGCGGGAGGAATCCCTGCGTTGTGCTGGTCACATCGAGGGCCGCTTTGGCGTCCGGTGTGGCCGTGCCAAATCCCCCGGCACCGGTGGTCACGACATTCTGCGCCCCAAAGTTCGGCGACACCTTGCTGCCCGCGATGGCGGCTGAGGCCGACACGTCGGCGTTGACGATATTGGTGATGGTCGGCACGGCGGCCGAGTTCATCTTGGCTGGGGTCACGACTTCTCCCGAGACCCAACTATACCCTGCTGTGATTGTCGCCATATTATGCTGCTCCCTTCATGATTCCCGTGTTGACCAGCGCGGTGCGGGCCGCGTTTTGAAGTGTTTTGATGTTGGCCACGTCCGTGCGGATTTTGGCCAGTTGCGAGGCCAGCGAGGCAATGGCATTTTTGATCGCGGTTAGGTCGGCTTGGGCATAGGCAGCGCCCGCCGTGATAGCCGCCAGCGTGGTCGAGGCCGTCCCTCCGGTGCTGTCTGTCAGCGAGTCCTGAGTCTGCGCCGCTGCTGCTGCTTGTCCGGCGGCGGCCGGCTGCACCACCGGCGTCACGTTCCAGAAGCCAATCTTTTGCCCCACCGCCGTGCCGATTTTGGTGCCGGTGCCGGTGTTGACCACAATGTCGTCCGCATCGCCCATGGTTAGGCTGCCGTTAAGCGTGGTTGCCCCGGCGACCGTCAGCGTGCTATCTAGCACCGCCGCGCCGGTCACATCCAGCGTGCCAGGCACGTCGATATTGTCAGTCCATTCCACTCCGGTTCCGGCAGCATCGGTCTGCAAGAGTTGCCGTGCGGCGCCATCGGCTAACTTGCTCACCGCGATTTCGGCCGAGGCAGACACGTCGGCGTCTACAATCACGCCAGAGCCAATAGCGGTCACGCCGGAGCTGCTGACCGTCACATCTCCGGTGATCGCTGTGGCGGTCGGCACATTGCTGGCATTGCCCAAAAGCACCTGACCCGCCGTAATGCTGGCCAGCTTGGTGTGCGCGATGGCCGCCGAGGCGTTGATCTCGGCATTGACGATATTGCTGATCGTGGCGCTATCGACCAGCGCATTGAGCTTGGCCGCCGTGACGGTTTCGCCCCCACTGAAAGTGTGTCCCTTGCTTAGTGTTGCCATAATTATTCGCTATGTCGTGTTTCGGTTTGCGGCATGCTGGGCATGGCCGCCTCCACGCCGACCGTGCGGATCTCCGGTCGTTCGGCGGTGGTTTCAAATTCAATTTCGCAGTAATGCGCCTTCGTGCGGATTGGCTGCTTGAGGGTGTAATCCTCAGCCAGACCGGACGTGTTGGTCATTCCCGGCACCAGTTCGATTTCCTTGTCAGGGTTGACCATCAAGGCGTTGACCTTGATTGATCCGGTATTCGGCAGAACTACGTCCGACATCACGCGCACGAATCGCTTGCTGCCCATGGTGCCGAATCCATAGCGGCGCGTCTTGAGGCGACCACCCACCGGCGTGAAGTAGTCGATGCCCAGCGTAGAATCCGGCGGATCATCTCCGCGCTCCACGTCTTCCAGCAGAAACAGTTTTCCGGTCAACGATGCGGCAAACAGACGGCGGCTTGTCGCATTGCGCTGGGCCACGATCAGATTGCTGATCCCAAAAGGATAGCTGTCGATGGTTTCCCATTGCTCGTTGAGCGCCGAGTAAATGAACAGCGCATTGTTGAGGTCCGCGCCATCGACCGGCGCTGCCAGCCAGTAACGGTTGTCGTGCCACAAACCCACGGCGTTTTCCGCTCCATCGCTCGGAATGCGGGCGATCTGGTCCGCGATGGCGTCCGAAAGAGGCTTGGTATCTCCGCGCAATTTAAGATCCAAGCGCGCATCGAGGCGGTAGACGCCGGCGTCCGAAAGGAAATAAATATACTGACCGGCCGTAGCGATGGACCGGCGGGCGCTGCAACCAATTTCATCCGTCAGCAAATCCAAACGCGAGACCAACCCGTCGCCGCTTGATGGGTCGTATGTCTGGTTCACGGTAGCCAACCAGATGCTGTTGCGCATGAAGATAAGGAAGCTGCCATCCGCCCATGGATGCACCGCCACGATGTAGTCGTTGCTCCCTTTGTTGGCGCGAAAGCTGGCCCAGAACGGATCGTATAAATCTGGGCTTAAAATATCGGAGAGCATCACTTGGTCGCGGCCGTCCGGCAGGACGAGGCGGTTGCCGATGTAGCTGGCCCACGCCACCGAGCGCATCCGGCGATACGTTGCGCCCTCGGACGGCACGCCGCCCGGCGCCTTGGCGAAGCCGGTCAGAATGTCGCCCGTCCAGTAAAGCGGCGGCTTTACCCGGCGCACCGTGCGACCGGCGGGCGCTGACGCCATGGACGCCGTGCCGCTCGGGACCGTCACGGTAAAGCTGTTGGCGCTTGAAGCGCTGACGATGTCGTATTCCTGCCCATTGAAAGCCGCCACCGACCCGCCCTCGATGCGCACCCGCTGTCCGGCTGCGTAGCCATGGGCGGTTAGAGAAATGGTCGCCGTCGTGCCCACCACACTCACGGCCCCGATCAACGTCTGCGATCCCCAGCCAGCCACATTCTGATCCGCCTCCCGCAGCAGATACATCCGGTCAAATGCTTGGACAAGGCTCACGCTGTCGGTCGTCTCGATGGTCTCGTCCGCCGGATACGGCAACGGCTGAAGATAGTTGATCGCCACCAGCGGGTTGCCGTTCTCATCCGTGATCGGGTCGCCGGTGTGGTCGGTGATGATGCTCTCGGCTTCTCCGAGGCTGTCCGTGTCGTTGTAGATGAAGGCGCCGCTGTTGGTTGCCAGCAGGATGTATTCCTTGTTGTTCAGCCCCGGCGAGCGGTAGGTGCCGCTGGCAAAGACACCATTCGGATAAGTCGTTAGCACTTGCACCCCGGCGTCCCCAATGCCCAGCGTGAAATCCAGCACCGTCTCCGTTGTCTCAATGGGGTCAAACCGGAACGGCAAGGTCAGCGGGAACCCGCTCGGCAGCAGCTCATCCGCCAACCGCCGCGCCCCCTTGCGCGTTTTGGCCGTGCCACGATCCAACCGCATGTTCTCCGAGAGCTGGAGCATACCCGCCGGCAACGCCACTGGGTTCATCCGGCTGGCAAAGCCGATGAAACCTGCGTCTCCGTCGCGTGCTATGGGACTTTCGAGGGGCATATTTATCCGCGTTGCATGATGACCCAGTTGGTCCCGTCGCTTTTGAGCTGCGCCCACGCGCCGTCTGTCGCGGGCAGTATGGATGTTCCGGCGACAGTGTCGTCGATTGGCACTACGCTTGCCGTTGCCGACACAACCGCCTGCGCCTGCACTGTTTTGATGTTGAGCAAGCGTCCGGTTGACGTTGTTGGGTCCGGCAAGGTTGCGGTGACCGTGGCGGCGCGGTTGCAAATAATATCGGCATCAGTCACGCCAACGGTAAAACTATTACTGCCCGAAACCGTCCGCACACCTTCTCGTTGATCGCCCAAAACCAGTCCGGTGCAGTCGGCAATGTTCCAGCGCTCCGAGGTGTTGGCAATCTCGTTGTTGGAAAACGAGCCGGTTGTCACAAATGATGCGCGAATGCCAAACGATCCTCCGTTGACAATGTTTCCCGTCACGGCCACGCGATTGATAGACGCACTCGCAGTTCCCAGAAAGTATAGATTCTGCACGCCGGACGTTTTCCAAATGTTGTTCGCCACAACCACGTCATTGATTGATGTTCCGCTGCCCTGAGCACGCACGCGGCAACTTTGCACTATCGAATTGTTGCAGGCCGTATTTCCGGTAATGGCGACATTGCTAATTGATCCAGAAACGGCGGTTACCAAAACGTGAGCGTCGGGCGGTCCCGTCATCACATTGTCGCTGATCGTCGCTCCGCAAATTGTGGCCGAGCCGGTCGTCTCGTTGCTAACATTGATTGCTGTTGAAGTTGCCGACAGGCTTTCGGCGCAACGAATTAAGTTGTTTGCAATCACCGTTGAGCCGGTGCCAATCAATGGTGAGACTTGGTGAAAAATCGCGTGTCGCTTGTCGCAGCAACCTGTTCGACGATGTTGCCCTTGACCGTGTAGTAGTCGGTTGTTGGGTGAGCGTCTATGCCGGCGTCGCGGGCGGCCATAATTTTGTTGTTGGCCACAGTGATGAACAGATTGACCCCGCCGTCTGCGCTGGCGGTGCCGGTGGCTACATAGTGTCTTTGATCTTCGCTATACCCGTTGGTCACGACTCCGTTGTAGCAACCGTTGACAAAGGCAACGCCGTAAGAAAAACCGTCTGAGCCGGTGCCGCTTGTCCATTTTGACCGGCGGCACTTCGTTGCGTTGACGACCGCGTTAATACAGCGGTCCAAATACACGCAGGAATAGTCTACATCCAAAAATGAACAGCTATCGATTACGACATCGGCACACAGCTTCATATACAAAGCAGCTTGTTGGTGATTTTGCGCCCCAATAAAGGAAATGTTTTGCAGAACGATGTTGCGCCTTGGTGACACGGACGCAATGCGGGCCGTGTCTGCCGTGTTGAAATTGTATAAAACGGTGTCGTGCAGGCGAAGCTGCGTTGCGCTGTCAATGGCTTTGACTTTGGCATATTGGCCAAGCGGAAGGCTGCCGAAAAACAGCGTGTTGCTTTGGAGCCAGACGTATTGATCCACTGAAAACACGCTGGTGTTGGCTACCGTAATAACATTTGTTCCCGCGCTCGCATTGGCGGACAAATTGCTAAAAGCTCCCTGCGTCCCCTCAAATCTAATGACAAAATCCGCAGTCGCCGCTTGGTTCGGCACGTTGGAAATGTCAATAGTCATGTCTTTTACTGTGACATGCTCGGTGGTCACGGTAATCGGCGCAGTGATGCGATACGTTTTGCTGGCTCCGGTAATTGTTTTGTAGCTGCCGCTATTTAGTGCAGCCGCCAATGCGGCAGTGTCGTCGGTCACGCCATCGCCTACCGCTCCGAAATCTTGGACGCTGACGGTGTCGGCAAAGCGGTCGGCTAATAGCCTGGGCGCAGTCGTTCCTGTGGCCTCAAAGGTCATTAGCTCGGCCGCCGTGGCACGCTTGGTGATGCCGCCTTGGCTGATGATGAGTTCGTCGGCGGCGTTGACGGTTGTGGCGTCGGTTAGTTGGGGAATTGTCTTTGGCATATTAGGCGATGTCTTTTCTGGGGTGTGTTAAAACGTAGCTGACGGTCTTGGCGTTGTTCCTTTTCATCTCGGATTCAACGAGGGAGATGAAGGCGGGCCACTGGGCGGGCGGCAGGGTCTGGCAGCCTTCGCTGTTCGTGCGGGCGATTCCGCCGCGATGGATGTTGATGCCGAAGTGGCCGGTCTCTTCCTTGCCGCCGTCGCGCAGGACGGTGACTGAATCGCCCTGCACCAGAGCTTTGTAAGGGTTGCCGCTCCGAATGCCGTGCTTGCCCAGTCGGTAGCGGTAGACACCTG